GTAATACACTCATTTACGATATCCTCGATTGCTGAATCACACTCGGGTATTAAGGATATCTCACGGTATCTTTTAATGAGTTCTCCCTCATTGATACCACCTTCCATGTCGATGTATGACCCATATGCACCACCTGTAATAAAACCACCTGGTTGTGATTGTATAACTGGTGTGCCAACGTCATCGACAGGAGGCACAAAGGAGACCGCCTTTTTGTCGACCTCCGTTGCTCTTAACTCGTCTCTTTTACGAGTAATTTCAAACCCGAATAATTCCATACTATTATTTATAACACCATTTTAGGTGTTATTCACTTGTTAGACTACTCTTTCCCAATGGGAAAAAGCGAATGTCGCATCAAAAGTTTCTATTGCGTCACCGTTATCGTAGTCTAATGTTATTGCTGCTACTGTTTTAGGATACATGTTAAAGAACTCGTATCTTGCAAGAACATTATCGCCCTTGTCTAGTTGTTCAACAAACGCTCTATCTACTAAGTAGTCTAAAGATGTTGAACCAATACCTGTTCCTTCACCTTGAATCTCATTCATATGTGCTTCAAGACCTGTTCTAACTTCAAAGTTAACATCGTTGATAATTGTTACAGTCCAATCTTCGAATATTCTATCACCTGGAAGTTTTAGAGTATTACCCATATGTTTAACTGAAATATCACCGAATGAAGAACCTGGCAGTTGAGCAGCTTTACATAGAAACTCAATTTTGTTTCCTGTTCTAGGGATAAACACTTTGAATCGGTTGGCTCTTGGACCACCTCCGATTAAGTTTGCTTTAAATTGGTCTATTGTTGCCATTTCTTTTTATCTCCTTAAACTGCTGAATAGATTTCACTAAACTCTACACCACTTCTCGCAGCTACAAAGTTCAATTGAATAAAGTTAATAGAACGAGCAGGTTTTACAAAGATAGAACAAACGAATTCGTTTCTATCGATTACTGTATCTGTATTATTTGTTTCATCACAAATAACTGAGAAGTCTACTAGTCCTCTTCTGTTCTTCACATCTCTTAGGAAAGGTTCTACTGCACTTCTAAATTGTGCTCTAGTGAATGCATCGTTGAACTCAAACAATTGTGCTTGAGCAGCCGCTGCGATTGCTTTCTCTAATACGATGAATAGTCTTCTTACATTGATTCTATCGAATGCAGATGGTGTAGTTAATGCAGTTTTGTCACCAAACAATACTGTTCCCTGTCCTGGGAATGTTACGATTGGGTTAATTCTTGCACGATATAAGTCATCTCTACTTGCTTGTTTTGGATTGAAAGCAAGTTTAGTGATACCTAAGTATTGACCTCTACTGAATCCAGCAGGTGAGAACCATGGGTCTCTTAACAAGTCTGACCTTGCCATGATACCTGCAGTATGTCCGTTTCCTGGAACCCAGCAATATTTGTCATTAAATCTATCGTATTGATATACCCAACCTGAATCTAATACTGCATATGAACTTGAAGTTACACTTGCAAAGTCTGCCTTAACATTGGCAACTTGTGTAGATTCTGAAGAAACATCAACGATTGATGCTTTTCTTGGTGAACATATAAACATGCAGTCTTTTCTTGATTCTGCAAGTAATATACCTTGGTTAACTATTGTGTTATGGTCTGCTAAGATGTCTTGGTCAACACCTGAACCATTGTCTGTTCTTGTAGAACCACAAATTAGGAAAGAGATATCTACTGTATCTCCATCTGAGAAATGAGTATCCCATGCACCATATTTCTGACCTGCAGTTGGACTTCTTCCATCTGACCCACCTGCTAGTGAAGCATCGATAGGTAATGCTGGTCTTAAAAATGCACTTGATACTGATTCTGAGTGTGTTCTATCTACTGTTGAAGATGCAATCACATTTGAGTCGTGGCCTGACCACCATACCCATTGTGAATCTCTAGCAATTACATTCTTGTAGTAATTACTTCTTCCTGATGCATCTTTAGAGTCGGATGCAAGTGATAAGAAACCGTGTGTTTCTAAAACACTCTGAGGTGAACCACTTATATCTCCGTCTTCGTCTACAACTACAACATGAACTTCATCAGCCGCACCTGAAACCGCAGTTTGACCTGCTGATATACCTGGTGCCTTGTCAAACAAGTCATGGAATTCCCAATATCTATCGATATTATTTCCATTTGATTGTGCAACAACAAGACCTGTTCCTGCTGGTTGATTTAATGCTTCGATTGTTATAGATGTTGCATCAGGTTTTGAGAGAACTCTATAGAAATTTGTGTCTCCTTGGAACTTGATTTGGTCTCTAACATTAAAGACATTTGACGCTGCAACTGAAATAGTTGTTTGTCCGACTGCTTCAGCACCACCTACTGTAGTTACTGAATCGTTATAATATGCGTTTGCTGACGCACACATAGAAACTTTTAAAGAGTTTCCTAGAGAACCTGCATATCTTGACACCCAATTACCGACTGTGCCGGATTGAGTTCCACCTTTGTAGGTGCTTTCGTATTCTGCATCATTTTTAAGTAGAGATGTTCCATGTCCAGCTGCGTTTGCACTATAACATAAGTTGGATATTCTAACTACTCTTAATGATGAACCATACTTCAAGAATGCTTCTGCTGAATAAAAGTCTTCAGCCCCAGCATCTGTGTTTGCAGGTGAAAAGAACTCATCTATCAAACCCTTACTGTCTGAAACTGTTTTTACTTCATCAACAGGTCCCCATTTAAATTGACCTGCAAAAGCACCAGTAGTGCTTGAAACTGCGGGCACAACATTTGTTAGGTCTATCTCTGAGACCTGAACGCCTGGTGATACTTGAAATGCCATACTTTTCTCCTGTTAAT